ACATAAGCTTCGATTTTTTTGTTGATTCGTCGTTCCATTTGTTCTTTAAATTGTTTTATATATAATATATTGTGCAATCTTTAGTTCAATTTTTTATATATATATGAAACGGGCTTAAAGAAAAATCAGGGCAAATGGGTGCAATAAAAAAAGATTATTATTTGCAACTCTATTTATATTTTTAATTTATTTATGGATTACAATAAAGCATGAATATAATTTGCTCACCCTTGTCGTCAAATGCGGCTTGCCAGCTATCTTTTTTTTTATGTTTTACATTCCCAATATATGGCTTGTTATTTTGTGCTGCAGTAACAGGATAATCAATGTTTATTCCACGAGACTCGGGTGAATCTGGTCTAGTTATTTGTCCGACTTCAAACCCATCAATACGTTCAGCCAATGATTGTTTATTGATTGTAATCAAATATTCCTTTAATATCTTTCGCAGCTCTTGACGTTTTTTTGAAGTTTCATATCCATGAATTATATTAATCATGTCTATTGACATTGGTAACACAATTGGCACATTTTTTTTAGGGTCAGGTTCATCTATTAGACCTGCCGCCTTCTTAAATTCTTTTTTACCTACATCTTTTAAACCTTCCTCGTAACAAATTCGAGCCATATTTTTTGCAATTTGTTCATTTTGTATAACTTTATCTTTCATACGTGAAGACAAGAATACAGTTGGTGCCTTATATCCAGGGAACAAACGAATATTTCCATTCATTCGACATGCTGTTTGGTATGCTGTTGCTGAATTGCTTATATTTGGAATTATCCCATAATCAAATAAGAACAGCTCGTTTTGAAAGGTGATCCCGCGACTTAAACAAGTGTGACCTGTAATTGCAAAAGGATATGCTGTCAAATTCATGTCTTGATAAAGGCGTCCAATTTTCATTCCAATTTCCTCAGGAAGTTCATTATCGTCCCACTGATCTATAAGTGGAATTGGTGGTCTATTAAAACTTTCTGGAAATAAGAGTGCTTTTTGTTTTCCATTTAAAATAGCTACAACAAATCCATTGTTTAATGCTTCTTCTGCTATTTCATCATGAGTGTCTGTTCTATTGTCTCCTGGGGCAAACAAGCGAATTCCTGGTTGACATATTTCTTCACGATGCTTTTGGAGAATTGTTCTGAAATAATCAGGAGCTTGTCCTGCAGTATCATCTGTTATTATAGTGCAAGCTTGAAACTCATGGTAGGTCGCTTGATTTGTTGTGAATTCAAATGGAATCAGTTTTATTCTGTTAAACAATTTGACACATGAATCGAATGTTGCGCTGACTGGAGTAACTTTTGCCACTTTTGAGAAGCGAGTCACATCAACTGAAGCATTATTCCATAATTTGACATAAGCATCACCTTCATCTAGCCAGATGAAGATTCTTCTGGTAAAGTGTCTGCTCTCTTGTAGTTCTTTAATGATGTCAAATACATATTTCATTCGAATTTTATTAGCACAACAAATGACCATTGAAATTTTGTCATTTAAGATGTCCAATGTAATTTTTTCTTTTGATATTTTTTTCACATTGGTTCCTGAAAACCATGAGAATACTCTTTCTTCTATTTTAGCATCGCTGTTATCTTCATCTGCCAAAGAGCTGGTATCTGTTTCTACACTGGCTTCGTCATCTACATACAAATTTTTTTTCATTCTAGCTTCTGTTTGCTTAACTAGGGCACGATTATTTGAGCAGAATATAATGTTAAGGTCATTTTCTTCGCATTCATTTGTGATGAGAGACATAGCACTATATATTCTTATTAGTTCTTCGACCTTTCTAGTTTTACCGCTTTGAGCAGGCAGCAAAATATATTCTATTTTTGAATTAGATGATCCCATATTAATATTAATATAAATTAAGTTTTAAGTGTTTTAAATATAATATGCTATTCATTTCTAGTAGAAATAGTAGTTCAATTTTTTATATATATATATGAAACGGGCTTAAAGAAAAAGGGTAAAAATAGATGCAATAAAAAAAGGGATCATCATGCCTGCTCTTATGAGCTAAAACATAATTTTACGATCATTATTTGCAACCCTTTTTATATTTATATCTAATCTATCTAATCTATCTAATCTATCTAATTTATTTATATATCTGAATCTGCCTTCATATATCTGAGAATTAATCCGACTTGACCATCGTGGTAGCAAACTGTAACTCTAGCTTTTTCCTTTTCACCTAGACCCCATTCCTCTGTCTCTAGTTGTTCATAGGTGAACACCGCCCATTCTCTTCTGAATCCCATCCATTTGCCATCAGCATCTCGTTTATCTTCTTTGAATAAGTTAGATCCAGAAAATTTGTGAGTTGTTATGTCATCTCTATTTTCTTGTTCGATTTGTCTTAATACAGTCACTTTATTCTCTGGCTCGCATGCGTAGAACTTTGACATGACGTTGCTGCATGTTGCTTTTTTGCTTGTCACCAGATTTTCAATATGTTGTGGGCTGACAAAGACTGAAGTTGAACTAGTAACTTTTCCATTTTTCTTGTGGAAACCAGCCGTCTGATAAGTGTTTCTTCCAAATGGATTATTGTATACTTCTTCATATTCTCTAATTGATTGCACACATGTTCTGTATGGTCCAGTTTTATGACCGGCTTCGATGACTTCTCTCCAGTAGCCGGACATGCGTCCGGGCAATGCCTGTATTTGGACATTGTTATCTACTTTTTTTGTGTGGAACTCATGAGTTGCTCCAATTCGCAATTTCCAATCATTGGGAATTAAGTTGGCTCGACGAAAGAATCCTTTTACTATTAGAACCACGTGTCTGGTTAAAGCAGGTCCTTCAAATAGTTGGCGCAATACTTCTTCTTCGATTTTGTCATCTGATGTATGGTTAAAGCAGGGAATTCCTCTTTTAATGCACTCATTTTGAATTATTCCAGAATACTTTAGATTTGATCGGATGATGTGTATGCGGCAATCTTCTGATCCGTAATTGCCCATAATATCTTCCTGAATCCATTTTGAAGCTGCGGCAACTGTAGTAACAGGATAGAATTCTTGAATTATTCCTCGCGCTAAGAAGTCGGCATGGCCAATGTAAGAATCAGGAATTGTCATTGCATACAAGCAATGAAGTTCACCCCAACGGTAAAGTTCATACAATTCTTTGATCATTGTAGCGCTGATGAACATGAAGCGGATATTGTTTTGTTCCATGTAAGCTACATCAAGGACTCCGGCATCTTTTAGCACTTTGTGTAGCACTTGGCATTCTTTGTCACCGGTATCTAGCTCATCAACTATGATTAATGAATCGCGCATTGATCTGAGATCCGCATTCTTCAGTTGTCCGTGGTGGAATATCTTGCCTTTGAAGCAGCCTGGAGCCTTCTCTTTCATATCTTTTTCCCAGCTAGCATTGCTCATACCAGTTAAGATGCGAACATTTGCTGGATTTATTACGAAGTTGTCATCTGGATGCGTTGTCATTAGTTTGGCCACTTCGATCATTAGGCCGTCCGCTCCAACTTTGGTCTTCTTAGTGATGCTAACTACACGACGATTATTAAAATAATATTCATTTACGATACCTGATGAGTCCTCCTTCTGATTATCATAAATGTATTCAGAAGTGGCTTTTTTGTCTCCTTCTAAAAAGCGTTGGTTATTTTCCGCTCTAGCCGCGTTGTATGAAGCCATTACGGTCTCCCTACGAGCGGCTTTAATTTTATCATTTTGTTGTTGTAACATGGACATCATTCTTGTTATTAGTAAGTGTTTTTAAAAAGCTTTTTTATAAGGTGTAATATACTATTCATTTCTAGTAAAAATAGTATTTCAATTTTTTTGTATTTACACGTAAAATAGGTGTTACTAAAATTTTATGTTATTTCTTCTTCTTTCTATTGCGTTTCTTTTTATTAACTTTTGGTTCTAAATTATCGTTTTTTTCCTCTTCTTCTTCGCTTTCCATGGTCTCAGAAGCCACTTCAATTGCTTCTAAATTGTGAGCATATATGGTCTCAGAAATACCACTATCTTGACTCAAAATGAGCGCACATGTTTGCAGACTCATGGTCTCAGGTCTAATATCAATTGTCTCTGGATTGTGACCATTTATGGTCTCAGAAATTACTACGGTTTGTTCCAAATTGACAGCATCGGTCGCCGAACTCATGCTCTCTGTTGGCAATATATTTGGCTCAGATATGACATCAATTATGGTCTCATGTATTGAAACATTGTCAGTATATTCCGAACCTATTAAAGAATCTAACATTTGACTTATGTTTGAATCCGTTATTTTATTTAAATTATCATCTATTTCACTAAATGAAATGGCTATATTTTGTTCTGATAAAGGAGTCAAAACAGGTTTCGATATCTTAAAACTATTGATAACTTTTTTAACATTTGATTTAAGTAATGATTTTATAGAACTTGGATTAGAGTTTTTATTATCAGATATATTTGTAGGACTATCTATAAGATTTTCAGCATAATCAAACGATGAAGAGGATGAAGAGGACTTAATGCTACTGTCATCTTCTTTAACATTCATACCCTCATCAAATTTAATATCTTCATCCAAATAATCGTTCATGAGCTTCATTTTTTTGGAGAATCGTTTAAAATGCTTGGTGTGTATATTATGAAAAAATTCCAAATAAGACAAATACAAAAGACACTTTTGTTTTATTACGATGACATCAAAGTCAAATGTGGTTACAAAGTTGTTAATATTTAAACCAGATCGTTGTTTCAAATGAAATAATTGCAGCTGCATTTCTTTAGCAATTATGTTCTCATTTAAATCATTTAGTAAAGTAACAATAGTTTTGTGAATTTCTTCAATGGTTTCAAAATTATATTGTTTAAAAGGTTCAAGATCTTTGTAAATGGGGAATATATTTTGAGTTTTTAACATTTCGATATTTTTGTTAGTTCCAATTATTTCTTCTGCATATTGAATTATTAATTTATATAACTTGTAGTATTCGCAATACATTCGATTATTTAATGCAAAGTAGAATTTTCGCATGTCGTTATATTCATAGTCAATTAATTTACCTTGGAATTGAAATGAATCAAGACCGAAAACAAATATATTATGTTTATTGGTTTTTACAAATTCATTGGTTGTGTTTTTTAATTTTGTTAGTTTAATTTCTAATGCATTAAAACAATTCATAACATTTGTTCTAATTTCTTTTATATTATTAAAATTGGTTTTAACCAATTGAATTTTATCATCCATTATAAAATTTATTTATAAAATATATTTACAAAAATTAATAATGCTCTAAGAATTAATAATTATGATTAAAATAAATTATAAGTATTAATTATGAATAATTCTATAACAGCTGATGCAAACGCAAACACAAATGCAAATGCAAATGGGTCTGAGTCTAATACAACAGAGTTGGTTCATTTTGAGTGGACAACAGATCATGAGGATATTCTTATTGAATGGGCTGATAAAGCCATGTGTTATAATTGGCTACATTCAAGAGCCCATGCAATGTATAGTAAATTAAATTATAGTTATACAATTCCAGTCATAATTATTTCTACACTAACAGGGACTGCAAACTTTGCTCAAGCACGTGTTCCATTAGCTTACCAAGGGTATTTTGGAATGATTGTTGGATTTTTCAATATTTTGGCAGGAATAATAACAACAATTCAACAATTTCTTAAAATAACGCAATTAAATGAAGCGCATAGGGTATCAGGTATTGCATGGGATAAATTTTACAGAAATATTAAAATTGAGATAGCAAGGCATCCGGATGAACGCATGGATGTGAATCAACTTATCAAGATGAGTAAGGAAGAATTTGATCGTCTTGTGGAGACATGCCCTGATATTCCAGATCAAATAATAAATGAATTTAAACTTGTATTTAAAGGAAATTTTGAATATGAGGAGATTGTGAAGCCTGAAATGTGTGGTCAATTGGTTTCAACAGAGAGATACAGGAATCAATGGTCAACTAGTGAAAATCTGGCAAAAAAAAATAGCTTGAAACAGCAAAAGGAAAAGAAGTTAAAGAAATTTATTGAAAAATTTATAGATGATTTTGTAAAGATCAATGGACGTGAACCAATTGAAAGTGAAATAATTGATAATTTAAAAGAACAACTAGATATTGAAAAAATCAAAGAGATTTCAAGTAAAATATTTAATGAAAAACAAAAGGAAATACCTGCAACTAATGTTTTAACAACAGAACCAGCAAAACTAACAAAACTAGATTCGAATGTTCATATGTTAAGCATGGATATATCTGATTTGCCGGTCTAAGCTTTACTTCGTTAAAGCGACAAAAGCGAAGCGACAATTAAATATAATATATAAGTTTTTAAGAACTTAAAGACAAATTCAAATACTATATTTTAGGATGTTCTGTAATCAAAATATTCACACATATTATTAAAAATATGTAAAACATCAAATAAGGTCCATATTTATCTACACCTACGCCGTAAAAGTTAAGTATTTTTGTTATGCTATATAATCCCAAAACTGTAAACCCAAAAATTGTCACCATACTCATATTTTTACTAGAACTGGGACCGGTTCCTGATATAGATTCTGAAAGAGCGGGTCCTGGAATAAATCCTTTATTTGTTATTAAATTTAAATAAGACATTATATATTTATTTAAGAAATAAATAAATGATGTTTATACAATAATAATTATACTATTATTGTTTAATATGATATGAAAGTGGAATAAATGATTCATACTCTGTTACTAATACATTATTATTATCAAGTATGCATAAGTCATTTTTATCATCTAATTCTGCATCTAATTCTGTTTTCAAAATTGAATTTTCAATAAATAATGCATATCGATTATTATTTTCTGACTGAGATACTAACGTGCAAAAATGAAAAAAATCTTCTATCTTCGATGGTCCAAACAATGATCTAAACTCTGTTTCTTTTAAATCCGAAGAACTAGTATAAACTACATCGGGTAATAAATATGGGGATCCATTATTCATTAATACCCCTAATTCTGGCATTACATTTTGAAATAAGTTTGAAACTTTGTTAGAAACAGGAATATCATATACACTATTTAGATTGATAATTTCTGTTGGCAATGCAAACCATGTTGTAACTGATTTAGATAAATTTAGACAGCTTATGTCTACTGAACTAACATCTATTAAAGCAAACACATTTTTTTTATTTGTTTTCATGATACCTTTATATTCAGCTGTAACCAAGTTGCATCTTATTCTTTTTAAATCAGCCTTTATTTTTCTAAATATCAGTGTCTCTATATTTTTGTTAGTAAAGTCTTTATCAATTGTAATAGATGGTAATACAAAAGAACTTTGTAATAACTCTAACATAATTTGAACAAATGGATATTTACCATTTTTGGTAACATGATAACAAATGAAATGCAATTGTCCATCTGTTAGATCTGAAAATATATCAGATGCGTCTATTTCTGGATTGCAATATTGACTAGCTAAATATGTATAGTTCATATTTATACAATTATATTAATTATATAAATTTTTTAAGAAGTTATTACGAGATTAAAGGAATCGAAAAAGGAATCGAAAAAGGCTTAAGTTCTATTTATTACAGCTTCTTTGGCAACTCTACTAACAATCTTATCGATATTGCTTAGTTGTTCTTCTGTTGTTAGTCCTGACATGGCATTACCAACTATTTTTAAATATAGATCATTCTTTCTTGATTCTGAATCCATACAACCAGGATATTTATTGCGCCATTCGCCTATTTTTTTGATATTTTCAAATGCAACTTGTTTAATTGCCTTTTTCAAAATGGGTTTAGTATCGTCTTCTTTGGTCCATTGATCATCATTTTTAATATATAATACTTCTCTTTTTAGATCTGAACAATGGATAGGGCGTTTGTTAATATCCAGTTCTTTCAGATTTTTATTCATTATTCTGGAAACTCCTTCTACATAACCAAGTCTTCCAGTAGCTTCCAAATCTTCTAGTTCTACTTTGATTGAACTAACAAATTCACTGATATTAAGTGCATCTTTGCATTCTTCGTTTAAAAAGAATTGCAAATTGAATGTCTTGTTATGGGAATTGTTAGTGTTATTGTTAGCATTATTGGTAATATTTAAAGAATTTTTAGATAATTCAATTAAAGAATGTTGAAGTTCTTGGTTTTGTTTTAATAATTGTATTATTAGTGCTTCTTTATCGAGTGTGTTGGGTATGGGTATTTTGTCTTCTACCTTGGTTTCTATGTTTTCACAAACAGATGATTTAAGTTTTTCATTTTTTTGATGAGTTAAAAGTTCATTACATTTTTTTTTATGGCGCCACAAACCAGAATTATCTTTGTATTTTTTACCACAAAAACATATATAATTATTGTCTAGGTGTATGCTTTGAGGGGGTTTGACAACAGTGTCGTTTTTTTGGTTGTTTATTGTATCATTGCATTGCTCAGCATTGATAAAATGTTTTGTGGTAAGGAGATGTTTATTAAAGTCTTTTTTTCTACATGTAATATAGTCACAATTTATACAAATAAAATCGGGAGACTTTTTGGAGACTTTTGGATTGCTAAACATCGTCTATATAAGCAATGCAGAAAAAAAGCTTTAAGCTCTTTTTTCAAGAAAAAATAAAATTTTATCGTAACACTTTTTTCTGAAGAAAAATGATTTTTAGAGCATTATGATCACAAGTCACTTTAAAAAAAACACATTTTCAAAGTGGGACTTTTGGTTTTCAAAAATGGACATTTTTAAAAATGTCCAAAATCGAAAAAAAAATTTCAAATTTGGGTGAAAAAGTGTAGAAAGCTAGGAGTTGGACATTTATTGGGAATTACCATTTCCGCCTCTTTTGTGACTGATTATCTAGACAAAAAAGAATAAGATTGTATAAGATTTGAGACCATTATGATGCCGATTTGTGTCGATTTATTGCTTTATTTATGCTGTCAATTGTTGTTGACTATGCTGAATATTTGTGACCATATATGCTCTCAAACAAAATTAATAATTAATAGCATATGACACCTACCAAATGATTAATATTTCCTTACAGTTGGAATCCTGGCCAAACAAATACATGCATTTAGCTTTGGTTATGGTAATGTCGGCATCAATTAGAATCGCTTGTAAACGCTCGATTATCACTTGATCGCTCTTTTTGTTAAGAATTTCGAATCGGTCTTTAGCAATGCTGTAGGTATGCTTGTAACTGGTTTCTTTATTTTGAACACTTGCTTTGTGAACCACTTTGCCTACAATTTCCTGTATTTCGGCTTCAAAATTGCGATCTATTAGCTCTTGATATAAATTTTTCAGTTGTATTTTTGTATATGTTTGTTGACATAATATAAGATCAATCAGACCTAATATAATGACAAGTATGAATACGATTTTTGACATTTTAGTTGTTTGTTTGTTAGTATAATACATTCATATATCAAGTCAAAAGTATTTCAATTTTATTTTTAATAAAGGCATTTTAAAAAAATACAAAAAAAGAAAGGTTGCCACTAGTAAAATTATGTTATAGCTTATAGAGCAGACATGATAATCCTTTTTTTATTGCATAAATACAAGTTAATAAATAATTACCATTTAATACTAATAAATTTACATAAATTCATTTCATGTTGCTCACACCCTGGGAATATTTTAGAACAACATTTAGGATCTGATATAGTAATATTGCTATCAATTAATATATTTTTTAAACGATTAATTATTATTTTATCATTAAAATTGCTAAGAAGGCCAACATACCTTATATCATCAGGTCTACCAGTAGGAACATAATAAGTTAGTGTATAACTGGTTAGATTTTGTCTAGCTAACTCTATAACTTTATCCACAATACGCTGTATTTCTTCATTAAACGCTTTATTCATATAGTGCTGATGCAAGCCCCTTAATTGTGTTCGCGTATATATTTCATGACTATAAATAAAGCAAATAGTCAAAATAAATAAGATAATAATTTTAGATGAATACATTCTGCTTTGGTTTGTTAGTTATAATATTACAAATAGTTGTAAAATTATATTCAATTTTTTGTTTTTTTTTGCTTTATCGCTTCACTTATGTCGCATAAGCTAAGCCGCAGTTGCCACCAATAAAGATGACTTGATTGATTCGCTCTTCAAACAATATCATGTTAAAATTGTAATCATAAATACGCCAAGTCGGTTTATTAACACCGATAATATCACCAGTTGCAGGATCACAAATTGTCAAACTTTGCGCCAATGGATCTACAGGCGGAATAATCGTTGTAAATTCCAGCTCAATTTGATTAAATCGACTCATATTCATTGCACCAGATGGCTGCAAATCAGCATTATTTGAATTCAAACAAAAGTTATAACAATAAAGTCCTGGAGGCGCATTGCCACTAGTTCTAGTATATTTTTCTATATAATTATAAATGCCAGCAGGCTGTATGTTCTCTCGATAAGATCCATCTAACAAGATACCTAAAACAACCAAAATATATTTGTCATTTTCTGGCGTATAAGTTGGTGTAATTAACAGACCAGTCAAGTTACCATTTGGATTCACACCAGGACCGATATTTACTGGAACAGGTTCATTTAATGCATTTGTTCGATAAATTGTATAATCCCCAGTTGAGGGAGCAGGAATTATATCTTGTGGCATGTAATTGTAAGGCCAATTAGTATAATTTGACCATTCGTTGCGCAAATTAACGTCACTGCGCTGAAAATAGAACATCCAATTAGCAACCATTCCTAGAGAATCAAGCTCTACTTTGTTAGGTCCGGTCACATTATAAAATATTTGCTCATGAACTTGTTTAATTAAATATTTTTGCTCTTCTAATGCAAATACACGCTCTTCTTCATTAGATAAAAAGCAATAAGTGCAATTTAAATGCACATCAGCATTCCATAGAGTTCTTAAATCGGAATAGGAATTGATGCCAATATTGATGTCAGGAGGTGGCTGCAAGAATCGATAAAATTGCATATACCAAGCATTAAAATTGGGCGCTATATACGGAAAATTAAATACCGAATCGAATACATCACGAATTTGAAATAGTTGATTAATTGGCCTTAAAGTAATATTAATGTGTAACTCATTGTATTGAAGTGATGTTAGAGGGAATGCCATCTGAGTTTTAAGACCGAACCAGTTATTAAGTGGAATATATAAAATGCGACCTCTAATAGAAGGTTCAGGACCAGCTAATGCACTACTATAAAAAGCATTTGGATAAGAGTTAACACGAGACCCGGCATTGGCTGGATCATTAAGTTCAGGAATGTTGCCAATCATTTCATAAAAGAGTTGTTTTTTACCGTTAGTAAAGTCACGTTGAACAGATGCTAACAAATAATCACCAGAATACTCTTGAAGTGTGTAATTTCCACAGGTAATACTAATTTTAGAAATCATTTTCGCTCCTAAATTTTGTATCCACTTGAATTCATATGGGACCCAATTTTCACTATTAGCATTCTGAGGAATAGTACTATTATTTGGATCTTGTGGAGGCAAAATGGGACTCCAAATATTAGGAAGAGCAACAGAAAGATAACAATCCATTAGCAAGTCAGCATAGCGAGGAATTTTAAAAGTATAAGTGGATTCTTCTGAGAGCCGTAATGTTTTAGAACCTTCGAAATCAACTCTGAATTTTTGTAAGCCAAAATTTGTATATTGTGCAAAAGTGCTTTTAAAAAATGTTTTTGAAGGGTTACCATTTAAGATAATATTTTGTTGCCCTTGGGAAACTAATTGCATTAAACCACCGGCCATAATTAGTATATATTGTTATTATTTTTTAATTCTTTATTTGAGTATATTATATAAAAAGTAAAAAGTAAAAGTAAAAATATTATATTAATATAAATATATGTCAGAAGCTACAAAAGCAATAGATGAAGGATTAAATGCATTAAAAAACATGCAAGAAGGCACTGCAATAAAAGCATTTACAATTGTAACAACGATCGTAATATTAATAGCATTCATGGTTTATTTTTATTATTCTGGGACACTATTTTCGGATGGCATGAAGGTCAGAGACTGCAAATACATGGATGACTTATTTGGAACATTAAACGGCAAAATAAAATCTATTGATACTAACAATGAAATGTATCAATATTCACTCCGAGATTATTATATTAAATCGGCATACAATTCTTGTTCAGGAGGTAATTATAAAAATGGTTATGTAAACTCGTGTGTATTGAAAGATCTAATTAAGCAAGGTGTAAGAGGTTTAGATTTTGAAGTGTATTCGATTGATGATCAACCTGTTGTAGCAACTTCTACATCAGATAGTTATTGCATAAAGGAAACGTTTAATTCAGTGCCATTTGGTGATGTGCTAAATATCATACGAGATTATGCTTTTGCTAGCTCGACCTCACCGAATCCATTTGATCCTATTATTTTGCATCTTCGTATAAAGAGCTCAAACCAGCCAATGTATGACAATTTTGCCAAGTTATTGGAAAGTTATAATGATATGTTCATGGGAAAAAAATATAGCTTTGAATATCATGGTAAGAATTTTGGTTCGGTTAAATTGCCGGAAATGGCAGGGAAGGTAGTGATAATTGTAGACAGAAGCAATCTTGCATTTATGGAGTCAGATGCATTTTATGAATATGTGAATATGACAAGTAATTCTATTTTTATGCGTGCGCTGCATTATTATGATATAATAAATGCTCCGGATATGGTAGAACTGATTGAATACAACAAGCTAAATATGACAATAGGAATGCCTGACAAGGGTTCGAATCCAGACAATCCTAGTTCAATTACAATGCGAACTTATGGTGTCCAGCTATTGGCAATGAGATATCAAACGGTGGATACCAATTTGGAGGAAAATGATCTGTTCTTTAATGAAGCGGGACGTGCATTTGTTTTGAAACCGGAGAAGCTGCGCTATATTCCGGAAGAAATACCAGATCCGCCAGCACAGGATCCAAATGTGTCATTTGCTACACGCGAAGTGAAATCGGACTTTTACCAGTTTGAAATATAATGACCGGAAATTTAATTTAATTGACAAAATTTAAATACTAAAAGTTTCTATTTAAAGATAAAAATATTTATACATGTAATGTTACAAAACTATGGAAAAACCATGTATATAGATTCAACATATTGTAAAACTGAATTATGTCAAATTGGTAGTGAAATGAATACAGATAAGGCACCATTTGCATTAAATAGTGTTTGTTGTCAGCATAGAAAAGGTTATACTGCAGTATATTCAATGTTGTTTTCAAAATATAAGAATACGAATTTAAATTTTGCTGAAATAGGTATAGAAGCGGGAGCTAGTCTTTTAACTTGGAATAATTATTTTTCTGAAAAGTGTAATATTTATGCATTTGAATTTGAAAAACAAAAGATAGAAAATGCAAAGAATTTAAATTTAAAAAATACTACATTTGTTCATACTGATGTTAATAATATTGAATATCTTGATTTTTCATTTAAGGAAACGAACGTAATGTTTGATATAATTATTGATGACAGCACTCATCATATTGAACACCAGAATAATATTATTAACACAGTTTCAAAATATTTAAAACCAGGCGGCATGTTAATAATTGAAGATATTTATAGAAGACAACATATAAATAGTTATGTTATTGATACAGACATATGGGAATTTCATACATTTATTATATGTCATCATGAAAATAGAAATTGTTGGGATAACGATAAGCTTTTATATTTAATAAAAAAATAATATCTAAAGGTGTAAATATAAATAAAGCTTAAATATAATTTATTAATAATAATATACATCGAATTAATAAATGACAATATCAATGGAAAAACTAGTAAGTCGAATAGTAATTATTTGGATAGTCATCATATCAATAACCATAAGCAGTTTATATAATCACATGAATGAAACAGGTGCAAATTATTACAGATTTGGTCCACATGATGATTTTATAATAATAGGAATACCGATCAATACAGGAGGAAAATATTTTATTGCTGTGTTATATTGTTTTATAAATAGTTTAATAAGAACTAGTATTGGTAATATTCTAAAACCATGGCTAATAAATAGCGTGCAAGATATTAATATAGTAAAGCCAAAACAAATTAGAGGGTTTGCATATGAAGTAACCAATGTAATAACTATTTATAACTGGGTTGACTGGTATGTATATATGAATTTATTGTTAGCTCAGGTAGATTTATTTTTGACAGAAATGTTTGCAGATGTTTTTATGTCAGTTCTAACAACTTATTATTATTTAAATACAGAACCAAAAAAAGAAATAGAAGATGAACAAATAACTGTAACAAATCCAATGTTTTTAGATGAAGAAATAGAAATGGATACAATATAAAATTTTTTTAAAACAACTTAGAACTTTTTCACAGTATAATATAATAAAATAAAATGGGAAATTTTTTAGATAATATGATTAAATCAAGAGAAGAATGGTTGAAAAAGCCAAATGCTGTTCCAAATTCTGCAGCATATTTAAATACCAATTTAAGGGCAAGTTTAGTTACAAATACAAATGCTAATACAGATATGAATGTGAATACAAATGTGATTCCAAAGCCAGAATCAGGAACTGTTTCTGATAAGTGAATAAACAAAAATAATATTTCATTATATTATATAAATAATATAATGAAAAACGATACATGTAAAAATTTAAATTTTGAAGACTGTGAGCTAGCAATATTAAGACAAGCAGTGGATACCGCGGAAGAAAAGCAGGGCAAACTAGTGGCCAATTCGCCCGAAATCAAACGCATAATAGGAATTGTCGAAAACTTTTTAAGACAAAAACAGTTGATCTGTTATGGCGGCACTGCAATTAATAATATTCTACCAAAACAAGATCAGTTTTACAATAAAGATGTAGAAATTCCTGATTATGATTTTTATAGCTGGAATGCACTAATAAATGCAAAAGAGCTGGTAGATATCTATATTAAAGAAGGTTTTGTCGAAGTGGAAGCAAAATCAGGACAGCATCATGGCACATATAAAGTATATGTGAACTTTATCCCAGTCGCAGATATATCATACATTCCTAAGGAACTTTTTAATTCGATAAAAAAAGAAGCAATAAGAGTCGCAGGAATTTTGTATGCACCGCCCAATTTGCTAAGAATGGGAATGTATTTAGAACTATCTAGACCGGATGGGGACGTCTCTAGGTGGGAAAAGGTTTTAAAACGACTCACACTTTTGAATCGTAATTATCCATTAACTGCGCATCAATGCTCACATATCGATTTCCAGAGAAAACTGTCAACAATCCCAGTTTTAGGAAAAGGGTTTAGCGTAAGCGTAAACGATAGTAAAAGCGATAGCGATAGCAAAAGTAAAAGCGAAAAAAGTGTAAGCAAATCCGAACAAATATATGAAATCGTAAAATCAACACTCATGGATCAAGGGGTAGTTTTTTTCGGCGGCTATGCAGTATCATTATATTCCCAGTATATGCCGGGACATTTAAGAAAACGACTAGAAAAGATACCGGATTTCGATGTTCTAGCCGAAGATCCGCTTATTGTATCGCAAATAGTGAAAGAAAGATTGCAAGATATAGATGTAAAAGATGTGAAAATATTGAAACGCCCTGCTGTAGGTGAGATTATTTCACCTCATTACGAAATCCGTGTAGGCAAGGATGTAATAGCATTTATTTATGAGCCATTAGCATGCCATAGTTACAATATTTTAAAGCAGAAAGGATATGAAATAAAGGTGGCGACAATAGATACTATGTTGAACTTTTATTTGGCATTCTTATATGCGAATAGACCATATTATGATAAGGATCGTATTTTATGCATGTCAAAATATTTATTTGAGGTGCAGGAAAAGAATAGATTGGAACAAAAAGGATTACTCAAAAGATTTAATATAAATTGCATAGGTCATCAGGAAACAGTAGAAGAGATGAGGGCTGAAAAGACGGAGAAATTTGCGGAATTAAAAGATAAAAAAGGAACGCCAGAATATGAAGAATGGTTTTTACGATATAGGCCTTTGGATCCGGTTGATACAAATACTAAGCAAAAAAGGACAAAAAAAATAAGGACAAGTAAATCAAAGACAAAGATATCTAAGAAGCCAAAATCTAAAAAAAATAAATCTAAAAAAATGTTTGGTATTAAATTAAAGTTTTAACCCAATACCTAGTTTTAGATAATGTATAAAAGGTCGTCTATCTTTAATGTTACATATTTTGTTACTAAATAATACATCTACCCATGATATATTTTTTTTATTATTTAAGGTATCTTTAATTTCACCTCCGTATGAAATTAAACCTAACACAATTAATACATACATAAGAATATATAGAGTCCA